CAATGCGGTCAATACGATAGCCAAGCACATGAGACAGCTCCGTACCTTGGTCAATGAGGCAATCAACCAGGGATATATGCACGCCGACGCTTATCCGTTCAGAAAGTACAAAATCAAACAGGAGAAAGGCAGACATGAGTTTCTTACCCCGGACGAGCTGAAGAAGCTGGAAACGGTCGAGGTGGAAGAGGAATCCATGCGCCATGTGCTCGATGCCTTCCTGTTCTGCTGTTATACCGGATTGCGCTATTCTGACTTCTGCCAGCTATCTCCGGCCAACTTTATCAAGGTAAACGGTAAGCGTTGGTTACACTTCACGTCCGTTAAGACAGGGGTGGAAATCCGTCTGCCGTTGCATCTGCTGTTTGAAAGCAGGGCATTGGGCATTCTTGACCGTTATCCGGATATAGGTAGTCTTGCATCCCTACCCTGTAACTCGGAAGTGAATAAGCAGCTTCGAAAGCTGGCCGGATTGTGTGGTATCAAAAAACGGATAACCTACCATGTGAGCCGTCATACCTGTGCCACCCTGCTGGTTCATCAGGGAGTTGCGATTACAACAGTCCAGAAGCTGCTCGGACATACTTCCGTCAAGACCACACAGATTTATTCGGAGGTACTTTCCAGCACCATTGTGCGTGACTTGAAAAATGTTCAAAGGAAAAGGAAAAAAGTAAAGATGTTTCCCGATAAAGGCTTAAGAACATCTGATTTTATAGACAACCGGTAGATTTCATGAATCCTATTTGTTTTCTATTAATATTGTGACTCTTTAAATTCTTCGGATAATCGAAATATTGCTCCTGATTATTTTTTTCAATATGAATTGAATATGGAATAGTTTTCACTATCTTTGCTGTGTAACCAGGAGCTTGATGGCAATAAATATTGTCATCGGGCTCTTTTTTTATTGTCATATCGTGGCAATGGATTTAAGTAATTCTGCAACAATGACGCAAGTAAATAGACATATCTTTGGAACAATATATTTTATAATCAAGACAAAGTAATGAAAGACGTAATTTACAATTTTATCAACGAGCACATGATGATACACATTGTACTGATAGCCTTGTGTATCGCAGCCACTATCGGCGCAATGTTCGTGGATCTGGTCTCAGGAATAATGAAGGCCAAACAACGCGGGGAGGCAAGAACATCCACGGGGTATAAGAAAACAGCCATCAAGGCGAAGAAGTATTTCACTCCATTTATAGAGTTGTGCTTCATTGATCTGTTATGCTGTGTGGTTATCCCCTTTCCTGTTTTTTCAATGATTTGGACGGGTTACTGCATTTTCTGTGAGTTTAAATCAGTTCGTGAAAAATCATGGGAGAAAGCGGAGTTGCGCAAAGCAGAAAAGACAATGAGTGTGATCATCGAGAACAAGGATGATATTGCCAGGATGGTGGCTCAGATACTGTTTGATGAGGGACAGGGGGCAATCAGTAGGAATAATGAAAAACCGGCCTCGCCAGACCGGTAAACTCAGTTCTATTACATGAAAAAAACATGCTATGTTTTTGTGCAAATATAGCTATATTCTTTTTATGAAAAAACAAAAAGGAGGATAAGAAATGAAGTTTTTTACGATTGCGGAACTCTGCAAGTCAACGACTGCTGACCGCTTGGGTATCAACAACAGATGCAGACAGGAGCATGTGACTGCTCTGACTGCCTTGGTAGATAATGTGCTTGATCCGTTACGCACATGGTGGGGAAAGCCAATAACAGTAAACAGTGGCTATCGCTGTCCGGAACTTAATGCGGCCGTTAGGGGAAGTAAGACCTCGCAGCACATGAAGGGGGAAGCTGCTGATATTGACACTGGAGACAGACAGCAAAACAAGCTGTTATTTGAATATATCCGCAAGAACCTGCCCTATGATCAATTGATTGACGAGTCTAACTTCGCTTGGGTGCACGTCAGTTATCGGGCTGACGGGGATAACAGGATGCAAGTTCTTAAGTTGTAGACTATGTTGGTTAGAGTTATGAACTGGGTAAGCCGGCATATATTGCTGGCTCCTTTCATGTGTTTGTTCCTGTTGTTCGGATCATGTGGCAGCTCGCATAAGGCTGTCAAGTCCGATGTAGAAGTAATCAGCAAAGATAGCGCCAGTGAATCGGTCAATATCGTACATGGGTCTGCTACTTCTTTAAGAGAGCTGATAACCACTAATGGCAGCTATGTAATTGATTTCCGTATCTATGATACTCGAAAACCGCCCGACAGTCTGACTGGGAAACCTCCGTTATTGGCTGACGGACATGTAGAAGGTGATTTCAGCAAGAATAAAAGGAAGGAAACTGCAACCAAAGATAGTACGGAGGTGAAAGTTGACAAGGAAGCCACTTCCACCAAACATGAAGAAACCAAGACTGAAGGGGTAAAGGATAAAAAAGAATCCACTTTGCTTAAACAAATTGGTTTTGCCTGTGTTTGTGTAACCGTTTTGATTGTCGTTATGCTGATAGTAAAGCATTGGCGCAACAGACAATCTTCATCATAAGACTTTAAATTTATAAATTGAACTGCCCCAGCTCGTGATGAGTCGGGGCTATTTTTTGTTATCTTTGCCGGAACTAACATTAACTTATGTATTATGGCTGAAAAAAAAGAATCTTATTCCGAAGAGGAATTGAATGAAATGATCGTATGGTTTAACAACCATGCTGATGAACTTCCTAAAGAAATGCAGATAGACAAATCCGCTTTCACACCGGATTTGAAGCTTACTGTTGAATCCTGTATCATGCAAGCTAAGCAATGTTTGGGCAACTATAAGATGGCCGGAGCTTTTAGACTACTTCAACAAATCAGAGCGAAGATTGAGGATAATAAATAAAATCTCATATTTTACTTTTTTATAATGTCAAGCGGGCCCGTGACGGGTAACCGCTTGATATCTGCTTACTAAAAATCTCCTTGATAATTTTTAATAAGATCATTGGCTTCCTGTATATCATGAGGCGTGTAAATATCTGTCATCAATATACTGCTGTGGCGAGCTTGGTCACGTACGCTTAACACATCATAATGTCGTAACATATTCGTTATACCTGTATCTTTTAAGGAATAAAACTTATATTGGGCGGAAAGCTTTAAATCTTTTCTGAGATGATGTGCCCACCAGTCCCGGAACATTTTTTCAGATCTTTTTGTCTTACCGGGACGAAAACCGTCAGAAAATAAATAATATTCACCGGGATTGTTGAAAATGTGCAGGTCCAACATGAGATGTATGACTTTTGATGGTAATGTAATAGTGCCATCTTTGCGATTTTTTGATATATTGTCTGATACGAATATCGTTTGCTTTTTCAAACTTATATCGTTTAATCTCAATCCTACCATTTCCGCCGGTCGGATAAAACAATAGTATAGAATATAGCTTGCCAGCAACATATAGGGGCTATGGCTCTTTAAGTAGTCGCTCACTTTTGCAAGTGTTTCCGGCGGTAGGATGTTGCGTAGCTTTTTTTTCCCTTTTCTTCCCAGACTACTGATCCCAGCTGTCGGATTCTGTGTTAAATAGTTATGGTTCAGACAGAAGGTGGAAAAAGACTTCAAAAAACCGAGATAGTTATCGCGCGTAAATGCAGTGTTATCCCTAGTTATATACACTTCGTCAAGCAGCATGACACAAAAATCCTTATCAAATTGGTAAATGTAGGTGATAGGGACCTTTTTCTCTTCATTGAAAATTTCCATATTACGAAGGTAGGAGCTATAAGATTTGATCGTTTCTTGTCGGTATCTCCCATCTCTTTGCATTTTGGCGAGAAAAGTGCGGTATTTGTCTATTACATCTTTGAACAGTAGAAAGGCGTTGCCGCATTCTTGCTCAATCCAAGGATTCCATCCTGTTGCGAGCTTTTCTGATAGCCTGTTGATGCATCCTTTGGCGTATGCCCTTCTTTCCTTAACGGATTTGATGAAGTTCAGTTTGATCTTTTTCCGTTTCATCACTCCGTCAACAGGATTGAATGCGTAAAAGTCAATGTACCAGTCTTTACCCGTATGTAATACAGGTGGTGTGTAACTCTTGATTTCTTGGATTTTGGACATTTTTTTTTATTTGTTTTTGCTAACAGCAGAAACAAATGGTTAATAATTCCCGTCCCGATTTCGTCCCGGCGGATTTGCTAAAAATGAGATAAGCCACTGAAGTTCAGTGGCTTATCCTTTACAGTGTCGGAATGAGGCGACTCGAACGCCCGACCCCTACGTCCCGAACGTAGTGCGCTACCAACTGCGCTACATTCCGTT